CACCACCCCCCAGGGTGGCGGGCACTAGGCTTAGCGAAGCCTATTCGCGGTTTCCGCGGTAAAACTTGTCTGGGGACACTCCCTAAGGAGCCAACCAGATGAGAACTCGCAGCAAGCAGTCTGATCCTATTTCTGTTTCCTGCTCACTAAAGTGGCGGGAAATACGGAATGGTGTAGCGTACTCTTGGATTACACTAGATGACTCTAGTTACTCCGAAGTATACTACAATTATCAGACAATGACAGACCAGAAGACCCCGGGATACTTCAAAGCAGTCCGTGAAGGTACTGCTATCCCTGTGTCTCCCATGTCCTCGACGAAAGATACAACCGTCAAGAGCACTGGTCGTTATCAGGCTGTCCACTCCAGTAATAACAACCCGACTGGTCAACAGTACGAGTATGATATTAATGGATACTACTACAGTGATAGCTTGTGGGGTATTACCCCGTCGGCTCCCTATGTAGATGGTAACATCGCGCTTCAGGAGGCGCTCTCACGAGCGCAGAATGATTGCTTCGATGCGTTGACGTTTGCTGCTGAGTTTCGCAAGACGGTTGAGGGCGTAGTTACACTTCGCTCTCGCGCTATGACTCTACTTGAACGCTTTAACGATCGCGTTCGCTCTCGTGCCCGCTCTAAGCGGTACCGAGGACATGAGTTGAGTCAAATCCTTGCAGAAATCTGGCTGGAGATGCGCTATATGTGGCGTCCTCTAGTCTACGATATGTATGCTATGGATGAGGCAGTCCGTCGACTTGCCGCGGGGATTGAAGACCCGCTGCAGCGTGCATATGCTTCGAGAACCGAAACAGCAACCTCGCTACGCAACTTCACTTCCGGGTATATAGTTACACCTGGTGTGGGAGCTGGCGTAGTAGGGTTAACTGCTATTTGTTCTCACTCCGTTGTCGTGGAGAGGCATGTGCATGCGTCGGTTGGCCTGAAAGTGACTACCAGGGAAATCACGATGAGTGATCCCGTGGTCACTGCTTGGGAACTGGTGCCCTACAGCTTTGTTCTCGATTGGTTTGTAACCATCGGGACAAGTCTGTCGGCTTTCAGCCCTTTTGCAACGGGCCAACTGCAGTACGCCTCGCTCGCGACTACTACTACGACGACTTACATGTCGACGTTCACGCTTGTGCCCAGTGCTGGCTTCTCCCGGTTCTCCGGGTCAGCTCAACCGCTGACGCACACGCGTGTTGTAGAACAGTACGACCGAGTTAAGGCGGTGCCTAAACCAACTCTTGCTGTCGACGTAGACTTGAATGTAGCCAAGATCCTCGATCTGGTTGCACTCTGGCTCGTCGGTAACAAGTCATTCACATCGCGCCTATTGCGCCATTTCTAATGAGGTTATACTCATGAGCTTTACCGTTCCTGCTACCTGGAAAATCCATTCCAGTTCCAGCAATGGCAATTCCACTACCTACACCCGCCCGGGTCACACCGTGCAACAGCCACGCCTCGCGATCATTTCGCGAGTCGCGCCCATTTACGACAACAAACGTCGCGAATGGAGCACACCGTCATATCGAGTCCGCGTTCTGGACGGCATCCTGGATACCGAGGGTAATCCGGATCCGACCAAGACGCTGGTCGACGCTACCTTCCGATGCTCCGTTGATAATAACGGTGCCGCTCAGAAGAATAGCGTTATGACCGACTTCCTGGTCATCACTAACCAGGTGGATTTCGCAGGTGCTGCCTTCGAGTCGCAAGACTTTCCGGCAATCTCTGCTTCCTAATATGACGACAACTCCTAGCTTAAGCTAGTTGAACCCCATAAGGAGTTACAAAATGCGCTCTATCGACGTAATCATGGTTCTCAATCTTCGTTGTGCTCGCGCCCTTCGGCGCTACATGAAGAGGACTGGGGAAACCGGATTAGTTGTCTTCCGCAGTAAAGGCGAGTTCCGTGTAGCGATGGATGACGGCTACTTCCCAGTAGTCGACTTTTCGTCGCTTGTGGATCGCGATGTTTACGCGGAAATCAACCTGTTTGAACAGAATGTCGCATGGCCAGGTAACTGGCTCGACTGGAAGAAACTTCCAGAAGGGTCCGTTGTCTGGTGTGACGATGGTCGGTACAAGAAGGTTGGAGGCATGTGGTGTAGCTTTTCGGGTAAGAACTATGTTAGCATTGGAAAATCCGATGCAGCAGAGTGCTTGCCGAAGGCATGGTTCAGATGAGCAAGTCTAAGCGGAAGAATCCGCTCGAGTATATTCATCCGTTCCACATAACCACGTTCCTCGCACGGGTCTTGGACGACTTGTCGGTGCCGCTGCGTGAAGACTACGCCCCCCTCATGAGATCACTCATGGAGGGGCCGCAGTCCTTTAGACAGTGCATTGACAATCTCCTCGAGCGAGAAGCTGTTGCATTCGCTTCGATTCGTAAGTACGCAGCATTGCGCCAAGTCCACGCTTGCATAAGCAAGCTCGAGGGCTTCGGCGCGATAACCGGAGAAGCCCGTCGTACTAACGCTCTGCAGTCATTCCTGGCTGCCGAGCGCAAGTGCGCACGGACAAATAAACGCCTGGCATTCTATGCCAAGCATCCGCTCCGGATGCCCAAACTTGTCAGGATGGTAATCCATATGGCCCAGGACGAGATTGCTCGCGTTCTGGCCGGACCGCCATCATTTGACATGTTTGAGGCTGCGGACTTCGGACCCGGCCTGACCTACGGGCTGCCCATTGAGTGCAAGGATCTGTTTTATAAGATCTCTGGCAACCAAGAGGTAACTCCGGGGTGTAAGGCTCTGGCATTGGAGGTGATTACTAAACTGCACCCTAGGTGGGGTGCGCACCTCGCGCGTCACGGTTACAGCCTGACGTGTGTGCCGGGAAACCGCATATCCTTTGTCTCGAAGAGTTATAAGACCCTTCGTACCATTGGTATTGAGCCTTCGTTGAACGTCTGGCTGCAGAAAGCGGTGGACCATGATCTTAAGATAAAACTTAAGCGCATGAACCTTCGCCTACGCGACCAGGAGTTCTCTTCCGATTTAATCCGGAAGGAAGCCAATACCATGTTGCAAGTAGCAACATTAGACCTTAGAGCCGCGAGCGATACTATCGCGCGTGAACTCGTCCGGTTGTTGCTACCCAAGGAGTGGTTTGAGCTTCTAGATGTACTAAGAAGCCCTTGCTACACCTTAGACAAAGGAAAAACCTGGAACACCTACCACAAATTCTCCTCGATGGGGAACGCGGCAACGTTTCCACTCGAATCAATGATCTTCGGAGCATTGGTTCGGGCGTGTTGCCGCATCTGTGGTGAAAGTACAAGCCGTGTTCGCGTATACGGGGACGATGTCATCGTTCCTGTTAGCGCTGCGGCCCTGGTCATCGAAGTTTTCCGCTTTTGCGGATTCGCGATAAACACGGACAAGAGCTTTGCTTTTGGCCCGTTTCGCGAAACTTGTGGCGTCGACCTCCTTTACGGTGTCGATGTCAGACCGGTGTACCTTCGCAGTGTTCCACGCAGCCCAGACATGGTAGCGAACTTGTTCAACAGGTTCCTCTGCCATGCCTTTGGGTTCGCGTTCCCAACCGTCCTTGAGTATTTGCACTCATTAGTGCCTCGGCCGCTGTATGGGCCGGCCTATTTTGGATGGACCTCGACTGAGCGGTTGGAAGACCGCCCATGGCAAGAATGGTATGAAGGGCGTAACACTCTGTGTGACGCCTACTTCTTCGCTCCGTCGTTTACTCTCCCGAGTATGCGGTCGCAGCGTTACCAAACTTGCAAGTGCAACCTGGAAAGGTGGCACCGCCATAGACGCCCCCGTAAGGGGGAGTTTGATGAAGATCAGCTTTACGCTGCCTTCCTTTATGGCATCGAGGATGGGAAGCCTAGGGTACTTGACGGCTATCTTCGAATACGGACTAACACCTTTTACGGTGAGTGGCCCGCACTCGGATGGTGGCCTTCCTGTTACCCTGAAGCGGTTACCCGCGTCGCAG